CGTCGTCAAAAGGAAGATTGTGAACTTGCTGTCGTCTCGGCGTTGGTCCTCGAAGTCGGCAAACGCATTGCTCGCCGCTGACCAGATGCCGGTGACCGCGGCGCCCTGATACGTAAACGAAATGCCCGCCTGCTCCAAGATCGCGGAGAAGTCGGAGTTTATCTGTGTCGGGTCGAAGTCTCGAACGGCGGCCATACAATTGCGCGAATCGTCAAACCGCGGGAAAGTGCTGTGCGTGCATCGCCGGACGGTTTGCTTTTAGCCACGGCTCGGCGTCGGCCTTGCACTTCGCCCCGTCGTTGCCGCAGGTCTGAGAGCCGACGTGATGCACGTAGGCCCGCGAGATGAAGTGCCGGCGCTTCATGTCCGCGCATTGCACGTCGTCGGAAAACCAGTTGATGGGCGGAAAATCGACCCACGCGTCGCGGTGAATCCACGCGCAAATCGGCGCGATGACCGGCGTCTCGACAATGCTGCGCTCTGACTCGAATCGCAGAAAGTCCAAGCGCCCGGTGCCGCAACGGATGTTCTGCGCGCCTCGTGCGTAGTCCGAGCGGGCTGCGACGTAGCCGACGTTATCGCAATGTTCTTTGATTAGTTGCACGTCCGCGAGAAGATCGCGCCACGTCGTCGGCGTGAAGACTATGTCATCGTTGCAGACGACGATCTGGTCGTGCTCCTTGAACGCGATCCCTGCCGCGTGGTTGTAGGCCTCGCCGAACGTCGCGCCGACGCCGTGGAAATAGTAGGTGCGGATCTCCCGCGGCACGTAGGCCTTCACCGACGCCTTGAGCACGTCGAGACACCTTGCGTTGGTCGTGCAGACGACGATGGCCGGCTCGGGAATCATGCCTTTTTTGCTCCCAGAATTTGCTCGATGTTCTCGGCGTCAATCAGCGTGCAGCCGCTCGCGAGGATGCGATCGTCCCAGCCGTGCGGCGCAACCATGCCATCCTCAGCGTTGACCTGAATCACGCCCGGCTCGGCTGCGCTCGGCTCGTCTACGTCGTGCAGGAACTGCTTCGCCATGCCCATCGTCTCGGCGTCGTCGGCGCGCACAAGGAAGCGGTGCTCGATGCGCTCCGGCTGCGCCGCCGTCGAGAGCCAAGCGTCGCGGAAGGCGACCGATTTGGTCGAGTTCCCCAGCGTCTTTTGCGTGAGCCGGATCTTCGGCTGGGTGTGCTTGTGAAACACGAGCTGCATCGCCGCGGCGTCGTCCAGTTGGCCCGCGAGACGGAACGCACGCGCCGCGAGGTCGTGGCCGGCCCAGCCATACCACTTGACCTCGTGCGTCCACGGCCGGTCCTTCTCGGTAGGCTCGGGAAGGCTCAGCATCCGCGACGCCCAGAAGCTCGCGCGCTTCCCGTCGTTGCGCTCGAACGCCAAGAGGATGACCGACGCGATTGCCTCGCGGCACCAAGGAAAAACACCGTGCGCCGACATTGCGAACTGCATCGCCTCTCGCCGAGAAGCCACGAGCCGCGCAAGGTTGAGCCCAACCTCGTAGCGGAACGAATCGTCGAGGTTCGGGAAGCTGAGAGCGATGCGTCCGAACTGCTCGGCTGCCGTCTTGTTGCCGGCGCAATAATGCTCTTGGTGAATATAAAAATATTGGGTGGCGGACTCGGCCACGCTGCGCCCGAGGATCGCGAGGTTGCGCTTGCGATTGTCCTGCTTGATCGCAATCGGCTGATGATGCCAGACCGGCGTCGCCCAATCGAAATGCCGGTCGTTCGGCAGCAGGAGCAGGTTCTCGTGAACGTCGTGATGCCAGATGCGCCCGCTCGCAAATGCGCTGCGCCGCACGATCCGCTCCCGGTGAAGCTTCTTCCCGGTGCCGCGCACGTCGTAAGGGCAACGGACCATGAGCACGTCGTCCGATAGCTCGGCGAGCCTGTCCCGCAGCTTCTCAGCCTCCGCAATCACGTCGTCGCAGTCGGCCCAAATCAGCCAGTCGCCGCACGCCTGCGCGAACGCTTGGTTGCGTGCGCGGGCGAACGAATCGACGTGCTTCCATGCCTGCGCCGTCGCGCCGTTCTTGTATTCGCTGAACACGAATCCGACCGAGTGCTGCAAGCACCAGTCGCGGACGATCTGCTCGGTCGCGTCCGGTTCCTGCGAGCCGATGGCGCGAACGAGTGAAACCTCGTCAATTACGCCGTCAAAGCTGTCGAGCATCGCGCCGATTTGCGCCGCTTCGTTTCCCGTAATTACGCAGAGGGAGAGTATCATGGTCGTTGTGTTGTGCGCGTCAGGTCTTGCTGATCGCTCGGACCGGTCAAAACAAAAAGCCCCACGCCGTGAAGCGTGAGGCTGTTGTGAAACCTAATTCCGGTTAAGCGTATTGGGTAGCGATGAGCTGACCAGCGTTCGAGTTCACGATCTTCTCGGCGGTGTATTGCGAAGCGCGAACAATGTTCGACTTGATCTTCTCTTCGCGGTAGGTCGAGACGCCGATGGCCGGACCGTATTCGGACCAGTTCAGCGTGAAGCCTGCGCCGCCACCGAAGTAACCGGCTCCTGCCTGCGTGACCGAGCCCACCCAAATATAGGTGTTGGCCCAGACGTTTGCGGCGGAGAAGGCGATGCCCTCGGGTGCGCTGTCGTAGGAGGCACGGCCAATCAAAACCTCAGAAACACCGAATACCTCAGCGGCTGCTTGGGTGCTGGCGTTCAAGATCGTGTCGGACGAAAGACCCGTGCCCCGTAAACGATTTTGGAACTTGCTGCTTGCGCGGACACGAGTCCAGACCGGGTATGGTATGACAACGCGGGTGTTGGTCGTGGACTCGCCGCGAGCAAGCATCCGGTCGAGAGCCTCCTGCACGTCCTGACCGACGTCGAAGGTGGCTAAATTGGCGACGGTGTAGGCGGTGCCGGAGTTGGTCGAGGTGAACGTGCCGGTATCGAAGATTTTCGCGGCGACGCGAAGCTCGTGCGCGAGCAAGAGTTTGCGCTTGGCGAGTTTGGCGGCCATCACCTCGGCGTCGAAGAACCGGGCAACGTCGAGGGTCACTGTATCGTCAACAGCCTCCTCGTAGCCGAACTCCAAACATTGATAGGTGTCTTGCGTGAACGCGCGGGTGCCACGAGCGTAGTCGCTGTATGGAGCGCGGTTCTTCATGTCGCTCTTGAGAAGTTGGCCCTCTTTGAGAACGAACGATGGGTATTGGCCGGCGCGAACTGGGACGTCGAGGATTGGCATGACGGCGGTACCGATCAAACCGGCCTCCCAGTCTTTTGCCTGCTCAACTACGCCAGCGATATCGCCACGAAAGATAGCTGCTGAATTGCTGTACATGGTAATTTATTTTTTAAGGGTTAGAGATTCTTTGGCAGCATCTCGATGATGGCCGAAGCGTCAGAGGCGGTGCTGAGAGATTTGCCGACCGTGATCGTGCCGGTGATGGCAACGGTCCCGTTGGCGGTGGAGAAAAGCGTGTCGCCGACGGTCACCGGACCGGCGAGCAAGGTTGCTTTGATGGTCGTGCCGCCGAGGAATTCGACGGTGATTTGATCGCCGGAAGCGGCGTCAATCGTTGCAACGCCGTCAGGCAAAGAGGCGGTGGCTGCAAGACCGACGCCTCGGTTGTTGGAAATCGACACGAGACGAAACGCGGTGATAGCCGAGTTCGCCAAGAAAGTGCCGGTGTGATTGAATGAAGTGGCCATGGTAGTTTTGGATTAGAGTTTGACGAGTTCGCCGGCTTGAACGCGTGCGCGATAGGCAGCATAAAGGTCGGCGTGGTTTTTGATCGCGAAGGTGATAGCCTCGGATTTGTTGCCCTTTAGCTCGGTGGCTTTAGCGGCGACAACGTCCTCGAACTTCTGGACCTGCACGACGGGTTTGACTGCTTCGGCCGAGGCAATCGGGGCGGCTGGCGCACCGAAGGACTTGGCAAATTCTTTGACTGCGGCGAGCGCAGCGGTGTTGGCCGCGAGCTGCACGACTTCGTTCTGTGCGCTCATCGCGGCGGGCTTCTCTTCTTTGGGAGCGAGAGCGCTTTCGAGCTTCGCGACTTTTTCGTTCATGCCCATCATGGCAGACTGAATCATGCCTTCGATGGCTTTCTTCATTTCGTCGTTCATAGGAATTTCGATTTTGATTTCTGCTTCCGGCGACTCGCTGGCGTCGCTCTCAAGTTGCTTGAGTTTGCGCGCAAAAAATCCGTTAGGGTTCGCAGCGGGTTCGCTGACGAGGTCCACCGAGTAGATTTCCGAGCACCGTTGCAAAGTCGTGAGCTTGTCGGACGATTTCTCCGACGGACCCGAGAACGCGATCGAAAGCCCGAACGTGTCGGGAATCCGCTCGGCGATCTCCAAAATGTAAGCGCGATGCGGCGAGGTTTGCAGTAGGTGCAAATCCCCGAGAAGCTTTTCCCCGCTGATTCGCAGCGCGTCGATGTAGCCGACGATGTCGCCGGCGCCGCCGCTGTGGTTCAGCTTCACCTTTAGCCCGCCCGCGTATTGCTGGGCGGCCGCTTTCACCTGCTCCAGCGTCTTGTCGTCAATCATGACGCCGTGGCCCAGCGCCGGTCCTTTGGTGATCAGCGAGACGCCGCGAATGATGCCGGCTTCGGCATCGATGACGCCTGCGGAGGCTGCGAATGTAATGACGGGTTCCATCGCCTAAGCGATGGCCGTCAAAACCGATCAGCGCTTGGGCTTCTTTTTCCTGACCTTTGCAACGACCACGGCAGGCTTTTTGCCTTTCGCGCCGATCCACGGAGCGACGGCAAAGACCATTCCGAGTCCCGCCGCGACGCTTGCGAACCGTTCAAACGTGAGAAGCGCCCGATCCGCGGCCTCCTTGTGCGTGCGCGAAATCGTCAGCTCTTCGTGCAGCGCCTTGTTGATCAGCGCCGTCATCGGCTCGATGACCGCGTAAAGTTCGGCAGTCATGGCCGGCGAGTTGAGCGTTGCGACCTCGCCCTTGTCGCAGACCGCCCGCGCTTTCTTGAGATAAGCTGCAACGAGTTTGTGCTGCGCCACGAGTTCTGTCGGGTTGCCAAATTCCGCGAGCAATCGCTCCGCCTCGGCTTGGAGCTTCGCCAGCGAGTCGCAAAACTCCTTCGCGTTGATCAGTCCCTTGCTTGCCTTTGCCTGACCGTCCACGATAGCCAGCCCGTAAATGTCGAAAAGCGGACTGAGCACGTTGCTCGTCATGTCGAATTCTTTGTCACTCGCCGCGATGTGCTTCGAGACCGATTTGACCGTGACCACTCCGACGCCCGCGAAACAGATGACGGTCGCGGCGAGCGCCGCCGTAATGACCTTCGGGTTCATTTCTTGAGCAGCTTCGTCGGGTTCTTGGAATACTTTTTTGCGAGCGTGGTCAGCCCGTCGATAATCTCAGGCGCGAGCAGCCCGGCGACGCCGTAGGTGATCGCCTTCACGAGTGAGCTGACTTCGATTTGCTCAACGATAAACCAAGCGAGCGTCGAGACGATGGCCGCCATGATGACGCGCCGCACGCTGTCCCAGATCGTCCCTTGGATCGGGTTGGCCAGTAGGCGCGCAACCATGCCGGCGCCTCCGATGACCGCAGTCAGCCAGCCCGTTTCTTTCCAGAGCTTGGCCACTTCCATGAGGTCTTTGTGCTCGTTCATTTTTTTCGCAT